GTTGATTGCGCCACCTGCGGGATCTTCGCCGCGGTCAGCAGCGTGGATGCGCGTGTATTGGCAATGTCGGCGGCCTTCTTCTGCAGATCGACCATGTGATGCGCCATCGCCATCTCGGGCGTCATCTGCTCGGGGTCTGCCGGCTGCTGCATCGGCTGTGACGCGCCAGGTGGGTTGTCCGGAGCCACATGCGGTTGCCCGTAGGGTGGTGCGCTGAACTCGCCATGCACGGAATGCACATTGGCCGCGGCGTTGACCTTGCGCTCCTGCGCCAGCGCTATGTCCGCCTGCGCTTTCGCCTGTTTGCCCTGGATGTCGGCTTGCGCGTGCTGTGTTGCGAGTTGCCCCGCCTGCTGCTGCGCCTGTTGCTGCTGCTGCTGGTGTTCCTTCATCCGTTCCAATATCATATCTTTGTCGCGCAGCCCTGACGCGGCAATCAGCACATCGCCCGGTATCAGCCCCGGCTGAACGCTGGCGAGCTGCACCAGGCTCTGGAACTCCTCGGCCTGCAGGCTCGGGATGTCGATGCCCTCCTCGATCGTGATGTCCACGTCGAGGTCGCTGATGTCGTTCTCGATGCCGATGACCTGCTGCAGCCGCGGATCGCCGGGTTGCAGCGGCGGCTGCATCTGCTGCATCACCATGGCGCGGTGCCGCTCTGGCATGTCAGCCAGCTTGTCCATCAGTCGCACCGGCCGGTTGATCCCGACCCAGCGCGTCTCGTTCAGGTCGTCCGTCACTCTGACCCATTTGCCGCCGCTCCAGAACTCCCGCGCCGCCATCCAGCAGCTCTCGTAGACGCGGCGTGACCAGAACCTGAGCGCATCGGCCAACGGCTCGTTCTGCGCCGCGCCACCCGCTTGCATCGCCAGCACGGCCCTGCCGCTCAGCTCCCGCGGATCGGTGCCACTCATGGCTGCATTCGGGCCCGAGAGTTGCATCTCGGCGGTGGCGTGCTGCAGCAGTTGGAACTGGCCGTTCGCCAAGTCGGTCGTTTGCTGGATCTCAAATTTCAACCCAGGCATCACCTCCACGTAGCCGTCGGGCTTAGCGACTTCTCTCCTCGCCTTGTCCACATCCGGCACAGCGCCCTGCTCGGCCACGACCTGATGCACGTTCAGCAAGTGCATTGCCTTGGAACGGCGCTTGTTGATCTCGTCCTGGAGCGAGATCAGGCCCCTTACCATTCCGTAACGTTGATTTTCCCTGTTCACGTACGACGATTGCAGCAGCAACGAGCTAGTGCTCTTGCCCTTGCGGTCCTTGAACTTGGCCTTCTGCGGCTTCGCGAGTAGCCCGCTCTTGGTATACGTCGCGCGCCACCACGTTCCCTTCTCTGCCCAGTCGCATTGGACAAGGCGCACACGCCGCCGGTTGTTATCGGTCCAGAACGCGGTTTCCGGTCTGTCGTTGTAGTAGAAGTCAGTGCTGCTGAAGCTGCTCTCGATCACATCGTCGGCGTCGGGGTACATCTCCTCGAGCGCATCACGGTCGGTCCAGATGACGAGCCCTTTGTAGCGCGCATCGCCGAAGTCGAGGGAGCGCGAATGGGGGTCATACCACACTCGGTCCCATGGGATATGGGTAATGGTAATGTTGCAGCTACCCTGACCATCGTCTTCTAGGCCAAGGTCTACGCCCCCGGCGCCTTCAACTAAGAGGTTCTCGAATACGCCGCTGCGGACCAGCGAGAATGAGTTGTCATCGGCGATATAACGCAGAGCCTGTGTTGCCGCGTCTGCTCTGTCTTCTTCTGCTGGAGTGCGGGCAAAACATTTCGGGTCCGTTCTGGCTTTTCTTTCCATGCCGCAGAGCAGCTCCAGCTTATCCTTGATCTTGTTGATCGTAATGATCGGCTGGCCGCGCTCTCGTAAGACCTTCAGTTCGTCCCTGGTGTATTGGTTGTGGTCGACATAATCACGATCGCGCTGCGCCAGATCGATCTCGTCTTGGCGCGCCAACTCGCTCTCCTCGAACCAGCGGATCAGGCGGGCGTGGAGGTCGTCGAGGTCACGGGGGTACGCATCGGGATCGCCACCCGTCAGGTCACGGATCGCCGGCGGCGTGTCGGGGCCGCGGTCGCCGGTATGGACATGGAGATGGATTGCGGTATCGCTCATGGATCGCGAGGGAGGCTCCTATGTCGGATCAGGCTGACGAGACGAAGGCGGCGGATAGCGTCGAGCCGATCTATGACTTCAGCGATTGGGGCTGCGGGATCGAGACGCTTGAGGAAACTCTTACGGAAGAGATACGGCGTAACCTGCGAGCGGCGTTTGAGGAGTTCGCTAAAGGTAAATGGCATTGCGCAATTTCGCAGGGCGACGAGTGCGGCGCTGCGCTGGAGTGGTGCTCTGACCACTACGACCAAGGCGATATGCAGCAACCAGCGTGGATCGTAATGACGCCGTTCCAGTTGGCTGAAGGCTTGCTTCGGGCCGCGAGGTGTGTCGATCCCCAGGACGTGCTGGTCGTCGGCTTGCCGCTGTGGCGCCAGGCGCTCGATCACGTCGAAGCGGAACTGCGGCGGAAGACAGAGACGCCTGCCGCCAAGGACGATGACTAGCCGTCAGTTCGCCTTGCGTGCGGCCTTGAGGCGCTGGAACTCGTGCCATTGGTGCAGGAACTCGGCCCATGTGATGCGCGGGTTGATGCGGCGCGCCACGGCCCACCACTCCAGCCGGTCGAGCTCGTCGAGGCGGCTCACTGGCTCGGCTGCTGTTGCTGGGTTGCTGCGGCTGCGGCGCCACCGCCTGCGATCAGGCCGGCGATGCCGTATTTCTTTAATATCGATAGCGTATTTGCGTCGAACACGACGTAGTTGTGGCTGCCCTGTCCGGCGCCACGGCTGCCTTGGTCGAGGTAGCGAATTCCGGGGAGGCCAGCAGCCTGTAACTCCTGCGCTGCCTTCGCTTGATCGCCACTCGCCTTCAGCAACTCACCGCCAGTACGCTCGCGCCCATAAGCCGCTGTTGCTGGATTGTGCGACAGATCATATCCCGCGTCCTGCAACGCCTGCTGCACCACAGGATGCTGCTCGCTGAGCGGCTTGTCCCAGTCGAGGAAATGCTCCGGATCAGCGCCGATGTTCACCTGATACATGCTGCCGGCAGACTTGGTCGGCATAGCCGCATCGAGCCGCTTGAATGCGTCCATCGCCTCGCTTGAATGCGTGCCGGATACCGGGTCATATCCGCGCGCCACAGCGACAATGTCGCGCACTGCCGCGTCATTTGCCCCTAACTGCCGCATTGCTAGATCGTCGTGGCGGCTAAGCCCCGTCTTGACGGCATCAACGGTTATCGCTGGATCGTTCGGCCCGTGGAAGTTGCCAATACCGCGCAAGTAGTTGTTTAGCGTGTCGCGCGGATCGGTGGCCAGCGCATCCCGGTAGCTTTGGGCCGTGCCTTCCTTCTCCGCGAAGTAGAGCCCATGACCGAACGCCTGATTACCCTCTCCCGTGCCGATCTTGCTGGTGTCGAACTGGTCGAAGCTGTGCGGGCTGCCGTGATACGCCACGATGCCAGGGGGCGGCACGTCACCCGGCGCGGTGGTTCCCATCATGACGCCCTGTGCGGTGTCTCTGAGGCCCTCCACGACGCCCTTCTGCGTCGGCAGGCCGGTGTCGGGATCGAGCAGGCCCTGGCGCACGCTCTCGGCGCGCTGGTCCTGTAGCCACTGCCACGCCTGCTGGCCTGCTGCTGCCACGCCTGCGCCCTGGCTGGTGGTGGCGTCCGGTGGAGCAGCGTAGTTGAGCATCGGCGGCCCGAGGCCGTTGGGCTGTCCCACGGGGCTGTTTGGCTGCCACAGCCACGGCATGTTCGGTGGGGCTAAGCCGTTGTCTGCCATGGGGCTGTGATGCTGGTTTGAATGGATCGTGGGCGATTTAGGTTCGGGACTTTGGTAGGTTTCAGCGACGGTAGCGCGCTACCGTTTTATTACGTACGATAATCGGGATGTTTTCGGACGTAAGCGCTGCCACTCTTGTCCGCACCCGAATGATCTCGTCCATCAATTCACGGGTCATCGGCTCAGTCTTCCAGCGGTGCAGATCAGCCCTGCCGAGCCCTGTCGGATAGAGCGTGACCTTCTGAGGCAGATTGCCGTGCATCGCGTCAGTCGTAGACCCTCATGGCTTTGATTTCGGCATAGACCTTGCGCATCTCGTCGAGCGTCGGGTGCGCAGGATCGCGGCAGTAGTTGGCCATGAGCGCGCCGATCACCAGCTCCATTGCTGCGGCGCGGCCTTCGTGGTCGGGTGCCTCAGTCGTCATGCCGCGGCACCAGGCGGCCGGTGACGCGCCCCACCTCCTCGGCCACGCACACCTCGGCATAATCGCGGAACCACTTGGCAGTGAACGCAGCGCGCTCAGCGTTGCTCTTGCACCCCGTCTCAACGTCAGCGGCAGCGAGGAACGCCTCGGCCCACTTCTGCGCATCGGTGCCGGCGTGGCGCTGGAACTCGGCGCCGCTCAGCGTGGTGGTGTCGGGTCTGTCAGTCATAGGTCACCTCGATCGACACCTGCTGGCCCTCCGTCATTGATACCACACGGATGGCGCCTGCGGCTGTAGCGAGACTGGCACCGAGCGTGTCTTTCGGCACGTCCAGCAGGCAGGTCGAGAGCTGCGCCGTGGCTGGGATGGCACGGGATAGGCTCTGCATCGCGCCAGCGCTTTCAGGCCACGCGCCAGCTTTCCACGGTGCTCTGCGATGCGCGGGAGAAGGCTCTGTCCCAACTATCCTCGGGCGGCTTCGGCGGCTTCTCCGGCTGCATCTGGCGCCAGGCTAGTCCAAGATACCGGAACGCGTCTGCGCCGTGTGAGGCCCAATCGTGCCGCGGCCGATCGGTGAACGCCTTGCGCTTGTCGTCGTAGTCGGCGCGATAGGCCCGCAGCGCTTCCAACCCGTCATGACACTTGTATGTATCGAACCAGCACGAGGCGATGCTGATGCGCGCAGCGTTAATGCCATCCATGAGGTTCTGCTGTGCGAGCACGCGCGGGATGCGGTTGGTGAGGCTGTGCAGCGTTTCCCAGAGCGAGCGGCCGGTGCCGAGCTGTCGCGCCTGGGCGTCGTGCGGCAGGTAGTCGGTGCCGTAGGTGTAGCCGCGCGAGGTGAGCACTGCGGCGTAGTGTGGCAGGCCGTAGCCGGATGCTTCGTAGTAGTCGATCACACGCACCTCGGCGCGGGAGACCTGAAAGAACCAGATGGCGGTCGAGTCGCCAACGCCGAGATCCCAGGCGGTATGAACTGGCAGCAGTGGATCGTATGGCACGTCGGTGATGCGGCCGGCGTTCTGCGCCTCGTCCAGCTCTTTGGCGAAGTAGGCGCCTAGCACGGCTGCGTCGAATGAGCAGAGCAACTCCTGAGCATACTGCTCTGGCGTGAGCATCTGGCGCAGATCGTCAAGCTCGCTTTGCGGGAGGATGTGGGTTTCATCGGCGCGCAGCACGAGCGAGAACCATTCGGGGTCAGTACGCGCATGCTCGTGGATTTTGTAGAAGTCGTTGCGGCCTTTCGGTGTGCCGATGAACACGGCCCAGCCACGACGGTCAGCGAGTGATGGTCGCAGCACCTCAGGCCATGCAC